ACAGCAGGTACTGCTCAAGCAGGTGATGCTCAACAAGTTACTGCAGCACAAATGGAAGCAGAGACAGTTACAGATAAAGTTACAGATGCATTACAGGCTAATCAGGCAGCACAGACAGACCCTAATGACCCAAGAGCACAAGTAACTGCAGCACAACAAACTAAGAGTAGTGTAGGCGATTTAGATGCTGCACAAGGTAATGCCTACATAATGGAAAATCCTGTACAACGTGAGATACAGGCAGGTGAATTAATTAGTGGTGCAGCTGACGCAGAAAAAGCTGCTAAGTTTACTGAACAGATTGAAGCCGCCACAGCTACCCCAACTGAAAAAGCAACAGTACAAGGTCAACTAGCACAGTTAACTGCTGACTTTGACATGAGTAACCCACCCCCATGGGCGGCAGGAGCACTTAGAGGTGTTCAGGCTCAGTTACAAAAACGTGGACTAGGTGCTTCTTCAGTAGCAGGTCAGGCACTCATACAAGGTGCACTAGAATCTGCCCTTCCAATAGCACAAGCCGATGCTAATATCCAAGCACAATTTGAAACACAAAATCTATCTAATAGACAGCAACGAGCTATGCTTGCTGCACAACAACGTGCAACTTTTATGGGTATGGAGTTTGAACAAGAGTTTCAGGCAAGGGTACAGAACTCTGCTAGGATTGGTGACATAGCTAATATGAACTTTACAGCAGAACAAAACATAGCTATGGAAAATAGTCGTGCTGTAAATACAATGAACCTACAAAACTTAAGTAACAGGCAGGCTATGGTTATGGCTGAAGCAGCTGCATTGTCTCAGTTAGATATGGCTAACTTAAGTAACAATCAACAGGCAGCGGTTCAGAATGCACAAAACTTCTTGCAAATGGAAATGGCTAACTTGAGTAATGAACAGCAAACTGCACTGTTTAATGCACAGGCAATCAATCAGTCTCTGCTAACAGACCAAGCTGCCACTAATGCTGCAGCACAGTTTAATGCTACAAGTCAACAGCAGACAGACCAGTTCATGGCTAACTTGGCTAACAATATATCACAGTTTAATGCTACACAATCAAATGCACAGGCACAGTTTAATGCAGGTGAAGCTAATACTATAGAAAGATTTAATGCAGAAGTAAGAAATCAACGTGACCAATTCAATGCAAACAATCAATTAGCTATTGCTCAAAGTAATGCAGTATGGAGAAGAGAGATAGCTACAGCAGATACTGCTGCAATCAATCGTGCCAATGAGTTAAATGCTAAAGCTGTGTTAGATGTGTCAAATACTGCATATAATAATATGTGGTCTTTTTATTCTGACACTGTTGAGTGGGCATGGAAAAGTGCTGAAAGCGAATTGGATAGAATCAACGCAATTGCTATTGCAGAGATTAGTAAAGAAGCACAAGAGTATGCTGCCAATGCTACTAAATCTGCAGCAGGTAAAAAAGCATTGGGTGGTATCATAGGTAGTATATTCTCATCTTTCGGTTAATAAGGAATAATAAATGACACAAATGATAAATAATGCAGCTAAAGCAACATATCTTAAGTTTGATGCACTAGCAAAAACAATGCAAGCGGCAGGAAAGTCTTCTGCACCTAGCAAAGAAAGTAGTAGCGTTAAAGGTCTATTAAAACGACTCAAACAAAAAGATGATAAGAGTGAAAACAAGGAACAAGAACCTTTAGAAGTAGCTTTAGATTATTTTATAGCTATACGAAAACAAAGAAATATGTTAAAACAGAAAGTGTAATACTATGTATGAGAATAGACAAGAACCTGTATTTGACTTACCTGTTCCAGGAATGGGTATGACACATGAAGTAGGTGCTAGACCTTGGCAACAACCTGCTCAGTACACAAGCGTAGATGACGTTGCACAATATTATATTGCAAAGATGCAAGACGATACATTCGCACCTAATGTGTTAAATTTACTAGAAACAAAGATGCCTGTAACAATGATTGCAAATGCAATGCAAACAGTTAATGTTATGAATGGTATACATACTATTGATGTAGGCATGTTGTCCTTGCCTATTATTATGGAAATGATAATGTTTATTGCCGATAGTGAAGGCATTGAATATGTAACAGGAACAGAAAGAAATATAGAAGCAGAGTTAGAAGACACTACTATTGAGTTAGCTGTAGATAAGGTAGCTAATGAAAATAATATGGGTTCACAAGAAGAGATGATGCAAGAAGAAGAAACAGAACCTATGGCTGAAGAGACAATGAATACAGGTTTAATGGCTAGGAGAGCTTAATGGCAGACGAAGTAAAAACAGAAGAAGAAGAGACTAGCACTTTTGGTGCTTTTGATAATAAATATGTTAGGGGTGGTATTGCTGCTGTCGTTGCCGCATACGCTGCAAAAAATGACCCATATCTTCTACAAGGCTTTCAAGAAAAGATAGATGAGCTGGAGCAAGCAGATAGAGCTAGAAGGGATAAGTTTATTGAAACAGCTACTAAGACAGCAACTGAAGAAATAGCTAGAAATAAATTAAAGAGATTAGCAAGAAGAGAAAAAATTGAACCTGAAATAAAAAGAGCAGTTGAAAATGGCTTAAATCCTATTCTTGCAGGTAAAGCCTATAAAGCTGGACATCTTCCTACTTTAATGAAATTAAAATTAAAAGATTCTAGTTTAGACTTAAACTCTTTATACAAAGTCAGTGGTGAGTACCCTAATGTAGGTGGTGAGTATAGCACCACAGATATCATAGAAGCTCTTGCTGGTCCTACTTTAAAACTAAATCAATCTTTTGACAATATAAAAGCTCCACGTTCAATTAATCCTCTAAGAAACTTTTTAGGTACAGGTGATGATACAAGTGCTCAAGAAGAAATAAAACAAAGAGTAGGTGCAGTAGAGACTTCTGATGATTACAAGACTATAGATTACGGTGGAATAGAAGTCTCTGATTTAGGAAAAAGAGCATTGGCTTCTATGCAGAAAACTAGAAACATTACTGCTAACTCTATCAAATCAAACTTCACAAGAAATTTAGCTAATGCTTTAGGTATAAAATCAGGCATTACATCTAGTGGTGAGTATGTATTTAATAGTGACGATAAAGTCAATGAAGGCTACGGTATGACTATACAAAGTCAGATGTCTAAAGAAGTAGAAGATTTAATAACAAAGGAATTTATGTCTCCTGCTGATGCTCAAAAACAAGTATTTGACAAGTATTTTAATACAACAGATGATGGTTTAAAACTAGATATGAGTATTGTAGGTTCTAAGGGTTTAAATATATTACCTAAAGGTTGGACACCTGCAGACCCAAAAGGGGGAAATACAGGTAGTGGAGCTAAAAAGACAGGTACAGGAAACACAGGTAAAGTAACATTAAAAAGTTTATTAGATAGTTGGAACAAGAAAAGAGATGACCTGTATAAAAGATATGGGGGAAACAGGAACAATACTGCCTATAAAAGGCAAATAAGATTACAAGGTAATACTGTAAAAAGACAATACGAAGTGTTAGGTGGTAATCCTAACGATATTAATAATACTCCGTAGGTTTAAACTATATGTTAGATGATACACAAAAACGTAGTTATAATTACTACGATGAAGAAGATAAAGTTAAAGAAAACATCATAGAGAATGATGACTTTATTAATGATGCTCGTGGTTTTTTGAAAAACCGTGAAGGTTATACAGACGAAGACCTAGCCGATAGACAAGATGTATATGATGCATATATGGAACATTTTCGTTATCAAAACGTCAATGAAGTTACTGCTATACGTGACTTAGAGTATGCACAAAATGCTAGTCAAGAAGATAAGGAACAGTTTGCTAGACTCATAGATTTATTTGAGACACAAAAAAGTGAAGGGTTCTTTGATGCTGCAGGTGATTATGTCCAAGGTGTATTAGCAGCACCTTCTACTTATGCAGGAATAGCAACAGGTGGTGCAGGAAAACTTGCTGCTCTTAGTGGTGTAAATCTAACAAAGCTAGGCATAAAGCAATTATTAGGTGAAGGCATAAAGAAAAGTGCTATTCGTGCAGGAATAACTGAAGCAGGTATTGGTGCAGTTCAGGGTACTGCACAAGAAATGACTAGAGAAGAGACAGGCTACCAAGATGAAATAGACTACGGTAACATTGCTTTAACTACAGGAATATCAGGTATTACAGGTGGTGTTATTGGTGGTGGAGCAGGGATACTTCAAACAAGACAGGCACTTAAAGCTGCTGAAAAATTAGATGTTGCACAGCAAGCACAAAAGAAAATAGCCGCAGATGCTAATTTAAAAGCGAAAGCAACACTAAAGAAAGTAGCAAATAACAAGGAAGCAAAGCGAACATATAATTATGTAAATGATAATCTAAAAGCATTAGACCCTGATAAAGTTTATCTTGGTCAAGGTTTAATGCGAGATATTGCTGATGCTAAAGAATTAGGTACTTTAACAGGTAAATTGCCTACTGAGCTAGTAGAAAACATTAATGCTGCGGCTTTAGATGTATTTAAAAGGGGTAAGATAAAAAGAAAAAAAGGACAAAGAATTACTGCAGTTCTTCAAAGAGCTATATCTGATGGCGATATAACTAGTCCAGAAATTCAAAACATATTTAAAGAATATAATATTACAGCAGACCAATTCTCTCTAATATATAAAGCTGAATTATCGGATGCTGGTAGAACTTTAGGTGCTAGTGGAAATCTAAAACAAGCTATTAGGGAGCTAAGTGGTAGCTTAAAAAAGTTAGAAGATTCAGGAGTATCTACTCTAACTGCTCGTGAAGGAGAAGAGATAGCTAAAGCAGCTAAAAGTGGAACATTTTGGAAAGACTTAGATAGAGTTAGATTGGGTGCTATGACATCTCAACCTGCTACAACAATGCGTAACAATATAAACGCAGGACTTAGAGTAGCAATTGATGCAGGGGTACGAGCAACTGAAAATATTTTAAATCTTAGAAACCCTTTAGATGGTGTTTTTGATGTTGCTAAATACATGATTAATCCATCAGAGGCAAATGTTACTAGGCAATTACTAGAAAAAAGTATGCCTGACACAGCACGTAAACTATTTAGAGATGCTGCAGATTTAGCATCAACCACAGGAGCAGAATCTGCACTAGCTTCTGTTGGAACTAAATTAAACTATTTCAATACCTTATCAGATAACTTTTTTAAACAAGCTATGTTGACAGCTTCTTTGAGAAGAAGAATTAAAGATGCTAACCTAAAAGGCTTAGGCAATGACCTAGATGAAATAATTGCAAATGGGCAATTTAATCAAATCCCCGATGATATTATTAATAAATCAATAAAAGACTCATTAGAGTTTGTGTATCAGTCATCTTTTGAAGGTGCTGATAAAGGTCTTATAGCTAGAGGAACTAGGGGATTCTTAAAAGCTCATAGAGATATGCCTTTTGTTATATCTTCTTTCATGCCTTTTCCTAGATTTATAGCTAACCAAATGAAATTTTTATATGACCATGCACCATTAATAGGTTATCTTGGTTTAGAAAACATAGGTAAAAAAGCAGGTTATAGAAAAGCAACATTAGAAGGTTTTAAAGACAAGAAACTTGTAAAAGAAAAAGCTGCTAAACAGATGGCAGGTATAGCTATGTTTTTTACTGCTTTAGAATGGAGAGAGCAACAGGGAGATGGAGTAACTTGGTCTGAATTTAAAGATGATAAGGGTGACATAATTGATGGTAAAGCTCTATATGGTCCTTTCGCACCTTTTATGTTGGCAGCAGATATATATTATAGATGGAGTAAATCTAATGTGGGTGGTGAAACAGACATAGGTGAAATTGCACCTTCAAAAGAAAACTATATTAGAGAAACCATGCAAGCTCTTACAGGTTCGCAGTTTAGAACTGGTTATGGTTTCTATGCTCTAGATAATATGATGGATGCTGTATTTGGAGAAGGTGATTTAGATGTTAAAGGAGAAAAAATATTAGGTGAGTTTATAGGAAACGTAGTCAACACATTTACTATACCTTTGTCTACTTTTAAAGACTTGTATAGTCAGTTTGATAAAGAATCACGATATGTTCCTGAAACAAGAATGGGGGAAAGAGGAGAAAATACTTTCCTAAACATTTTAGATATTGTGACCAAAAGAGGATTTCGTGCTCTTCCTGATGTAGGTCCTGAATATGACGCACCTCTAGCTGACCCAACAGCAACAGGTAGAGTAATTGCTATTAATCCAATGGAAAAACAGATGTTTGGTTTTACTAGGAGACCAAAGAAAAATACTTTACAATCAGAGATGGCTAAATTAAATCTTCAATATTATAACGTATATAGAAGAGATAGTGATGACTTAATTGATTTATATACAAGGCATAATTTAAGTGAAGGTGGTGCAAAAACTAATTTAAGTGAAAGAATGAAAAAAGTTATTGACTCACCTGAATACAAGAGAAGACCTACCCAACAAGAAAAAAGAGATTACTTAATCTCTAAAGCTAGAGAAGTAACGGAACTAGCTAAGGACAAGGCTAAAAAAGAAATAGATGAAGCAAGTAAGGGAACAGGTAAATTAAGTGTTGTAAAAGAACAAATATGGAGAAAAATACCTGAAGGTGATAGAAAAACAATAAATACAATTTATAAAAGATTAATGAGAGAAAACAAACTTGCTTTCTTTGATGAAGGTTCAGATGAAATAAAAGACATACAATCTAACTTAAATAGAACGGTATTAAGACCAAACGGAGAAACTATACCTTTATATAAATGGGCATTAGAAGTTCATAAGAGGAGACTACTAGACTAATGGCAATACGTGGCTTTGAATTAGGACCTGAAACAGATAGAATGTTCGCTGATGCTGAACAGAAACGTGCAGAACGTGAAGTAGGCAGGACACAGTTTCAAGAAGTTGTTGATGCAAGTGGTACAAAACCAATGACTGCTGAAGAGTTTGCCTATACAGGTGCATCAATGGCTCCAGTCACAGGTGATATCATAGCATATAAAGAAGCACCTGAAGACTTTGAACGAGCTTACGAGCTTATGAAAAAAGGATACAAAGAAAAAGACCTAGTGAATCTAGGTTTAGGTACTGCATTTGCAGGTTTAGTAGCATTAGGACTAGTTCCAGGAATAGGCTTTATATCAAGAATGGGTAAGAATGCTGCCAAGGACACAGTTAAGAACTTAATAGAAGATGGCAACTTAAAAGATGCTGCAGATATTATGGTCAAGTCAAGTAAAACTTTTCAAGACAAAGCATTAGTGAATAAACAGTCAGAAGCTCAACTAAAACGATTAGCTGATGCTAGAATAAAATTTATGAACATGAGCTATAAAGAAAAGAAAAGAGCAATAAAAAGATTAAATAGACCTGAGAATATTACTGTATACCATGGTTCTAAAGGTATGCAAGATAAGTTGGCTTCTTACAAAGATTATCCTGAAGGAACAACTAGTTTAGATGCAACTAGAAAAGACATGTTAGTTACACAAGGTTTTCAGCCTTACGGTAATACAGAAGAAGGTATTGCAAAATCTAGGGGTGTGTTTAAAGAAGCTAGAGGATTGACAGCAGGGGATGGCTTTCATGCAGAAATTCGTGACTCTAGATTACTGTCTACATCACGTGACCCTAATGTTTCTATGTCTCCATCTTTTACTAATCCTGACACAATAACAGATGCAGACAATAATATTGTTTCAGGACCTATTATAGAGAATTTAATCCACGCAGAAATACCATATGAAAAAATGGGAAATATGAAACCTGATGACTATATGGATTTGACTAATAGTCTAGCTAAAAACAGTTCAGTTAGAAAACTTTTAACAGAAAAATATTTTAGTAAAACTAATACAAATGAATTTGGTGCTACTATGTTACCTAAGTCAGGTCACGTTGAAGCGGAGTTAGCTGTAGCTTTTCCTGAATACTTTAATCCTAAATCTATATCTGATTTAGACCCTAGCAAAGCTGATTATAGCACTAACATCGTTCCAAATAAAAGGGGTGTTTTAAAAAGTGAAGCTGAATTATTTGAAGGTAAGGATATAGGGAAACTAGATACACCTGAAAAGGTTAAGGCAGCTAAGATAGCATTTGAAAAGGCTGATATTCTTTTTGAAAGAATTGGCTCAGGAACAGGTAGTGATTTTGACAAAGCTATTTTTCCTACACAAAATAAAGTATCTAAAAAAGAAGCAATAATTAGTAGAAATAAAGCCTATGATAATGTTAAAGATGCTTTAACTAGCATGGCTGAATTAGCTAAATATACTAGTGAGTTTGGTGCTAGGGGTTCATATGATAAGTTCTTACAAAAGATGCAATCATATGCATATGAATTTGATAAATTAGCAGATAAATTTCCTGAAGGGTCAGAGAAATATAACAACTTAAAAATATTATCTACTTTAGCAGATTTTGGATTCTATGAAGGTCCTCTAGGCATGTCTAACAGACGTAAAGGATTTAGTGCTAAAAGAGCCTTAGATAATATATCTAATAAAATGAAGAAGAAAGAAATAGGTACAGGTCTAACTGCTAACAAACAAGTAAAAGAATTTTTAACAGAAGACCAAAATCTTATGTCGCCTAAAGGTAGACGAATAGAAGGCATGACTAGTTTGGATAAAACATATAAACAACTAAAACCACGAGAAGCGAAAGAAATGATATTAGAACTTACTAGTCGCTTCAATCGTGGTGGTTTAGTTAAACAAAAAGGTTTAATGGCACGTAACTAACGGTTATCGCCTGACCCATGTAATGTTCCACGTATCTTTCTTCCGTGCAATTTCTTCAAGTTTTCTTTCATAATCTCATCCAATGAAACACCTACCTCTTTAGCCATCATAGCACAATACCAAAGTACGTCACCTATCTCTGATGCTATGGCAATCTTCTTCAGCTCAAAGCCTTCCACATCCTCACCATCACGTATAAGTTTCTTTACCTTACCTGCTACTTCTCCTGCTTCACTAGTTAACCCTAGAGCTAAATACTCTAGAGCTTTGTGTTCAGGAAAGATAGCTGTCTGTCCTGCTTTCATCTCATAGAAATCAGCAGTCATTACTTCTGCAATAGTTAATTTATCTTGCATGTATTTCTTCGCTTCTTCTTCTAGCTTCATCCTTCTTTACCCTTTCTAGCTGATTAAAATATGCCGCATTGTAACCACGTGTCCATTCCTTTTGTTCTAAGACATTTGATTTTTTAGGTGGTGTAGCAATAATAACTCTTGCTCCACGAACATTTCTTGTATATGGTTTATTTGTAAACGATGCATAACCCCTTTCAAACATGTGTTTGATAATATGTTGAGGTTTTTTATTTCTCATTCTTTTTCTCCTGTTTATCAAAGATTGCTTTTAGTTCGTCTAACTCTTCTATATAAAACCATTCACCTTTTTTATTATATTTATGTTTAACAAGTAATTTATGTATCTTTCTTTCGGCTACATGACGATTGTTTACTTTAAATGCTGTAACTAATTCGTAGTTTCTGAAAGGAGAACCTGTTTGATAAGCATTCAGTCTATCTTTAGCGTTGACTGCTTTACCAATCTTGTACCAATTAATCCATGCAGTGTTTGTTATAGCATATATTTCTCCTTCCTTTGTCTGTTCTATCTTTTGATGTGACCACGCATCATCTAATGATTTGTATCTGCCTGGTCTATGTAGAGGATGTGATGTTGGTATGTACACACCATTAACAAACATACGTTTTGTATTCTTACGTAGATAAGAACCTAATCTCTCTCGTCTACCTGATGGTCTTACATACCACAACTCTCCATCTTCTTTGGTTACTTCGGCTGTTACTAAACTATCTGTATAAGTCATAATTGTTCCTATTTAGATTTTGATTTGTCTTTTTGTTGTTCTATGGCTTGTTCTTTCTTTGCCTCAAAGTATTTTATTAGTACATTAATTCTTCCATCTAGATGCTCTAGTGCAGACATCTCTTTCTCAATAGTATCTATCACAGTTGCTCTATCTCTTGCACCAACAGGGTTCTCTAACATCACTTCTATGTTAGCTATATGAGCATTCATCTGTCCTATCATTTTTGTTTTGATTGCATTGAGTATCATATCTCTCATTCTATATTCCTCTTCTTTGGTTTTGGTTTAAGGTGTAAAAATTCTCGAATATGTAGCTTCCTACCTTTAAAGAACACGATTAAGTTTATAGTTGTGTTGATGGAAATGGCGATAAGTAACCACCATTGCCACCATAATAATTCAGCAGATTCTAACATTAATTAGATGTCAAGTCAACTACTTCACAGGCATCTGCTGTGCAAGCTAGTTCTCTACCGCCTGATGTAGTGTCTTCCTTCTCAAAGTCTGCTAACTTAGACCAATCAATTGACTCAGGCATCTCATGTGATAAGGCATAATATTTTGCTTCATCTATATCTTGATAAGGTGCTTGAGCATATGTGTGGTCACTGAAGGGTAAGAAGGATATACCTGATACTTCATCAAAGTTCTTGTACACCCATGCTCCTACATCCATCCATTCATCTTCCTTGACAGAAACAGTAATAGAAGGTTTGTGTTCACACCAATGTCTTTGGAACATAAGCCAAACTTCTAACTGTTCAATAGCAGTCATTTCAGTTCTAGTAATAGCACCTGAAGGTGACTTCATTGGAAAGCTGAACACAGTAGTGCTATCAGGTTTCATAACACAAGGCTCACTTGGTATACCACTTGCTTTCATAAACTGTGTCAATGGGTCTTTGTTATCACCACGTACAGTTCTGATGTAGTAGTCGTTGTGTCTAGCATGAATACCTGAAGCACTGTCAACTAATTGACTGACTGTACCACTTGGCTTTACACAAGTGATAGCAGTTGACTGTGGTATACCTAAGTCTTTAGCCATCTTCTTATTAGTTTCTACTGCGACATCTCTTAGTATTGTCAGTATCTCGTCTGTCCATATATTATTATCTAGGATACCTGTTAGGGAAACTCCTAATAATCTTTCTTCCTCTGTATTATCTTTCCATATCTTACGTAAGTATTTAAACTCTGTAAGCGTTGCTTGAAATGTGCCGAGTATGGTAGCTATACGTACTTTTTCTGTCAGTGTTGCTAAGTCATCTGTAGACCTACACACAACTTCGGTTAAGTTACAGAACTGATATGGTCTCAATATGATTTCACTGCATGGATTACAACCAAAGTAGTGTTCACTATCTCGTCTACCATTCTCAGATGCTTTAACTTTGGCTGCCTTACGATTAAAGATACCACGTTCACCTGACTTAGATTCGTATAATGATGTCCATTCTCGCATGAATGTGCCCATCTCAGGTTTACCTTTGAATGCTACAGAGTTATTGGCTAGTGCTCTCTGCCCTTCATTCTCCCACCATGAACCTGATTTAGCGTGTCTCATTTGGTCATCACCTAAGTTAGACAAAGAGATAAGAGCAGACCTACGTACACCACCAACAACGACTACTTCACCTATCTTGCACATGATGTCGTGACATTCAATTGGATATAGTCTTCTGCCTTTTGCGTTCTTAAACTTCTGTATGCAGAACTGAAACAACTCAACTAATGGTGCAGGTCCTGATGCCCTACCACCAAATGTTTTTAGCCTAGCACCTGCAGGTCTTACCTGTGACACATCCCATGTAGGTACTTGACCTACGTATAGCATAGCAATAAGTTCTCGTAGAGCTTTTGCCCAACCAGGTCGAGAGTCAGCGACAGTGATGATAGTAGTGCTGTTCTCGAAATGCTCATTGACAATGGGTAGCTTGTCAACATTCTCACGTTCAACAGAGAAACCTACACCTGTACCACACATAAGTATGTACATACATTCATCAAAACTACGTGGGCTATCTACAGGTATATAGCTACAATTGTATCCACCCACGTGGCATCTATCTAATGCAGGACCTGCAGTCATCAAGGCTCTCATGCTAGGCATGATACCTAGATTCATTATCTGTGCAGATATCTTGTCTTTCAATGCTTTTGTTAGATTATAGTTATGCTTCTTCTTGAGATGATTTTCCATGTAGTCAAAGTATCTATCTACAGTTTCTCCCCAATTCTCTCTTCGTTGCTCATCTTCTTTCCACCTTGCATAGCGAGACAGTGCTATGAAGTTTTGATAATCTGTTGGCAAATAATTATTTAACATTTTCTACTCCATTAATATTTTCATGTTCTTAACTTTGACACCTTCTAAATCGTGAAACAACTCATGCATGTAGTCCTCAAAGTCTTCAGTGACATCTCCATCAGAAGGTATGGGATAGTCTTCAGGGTCTACTTGTAGAGTAAGCATAATTTTAACTCTTATCATTGGTTACCTCTATAAGTTTTTTGAGATACCACTGTGCTTTTTCTAAGTCTTCAACACCATTTTTATATTCGTATCTCCATATGTACTTTAATATATTACCTTGTAAGTAATACTTAAAGCCTTCATTGGTAGCTGCTCCAATTGCATCAATTGTTTCTATACCTGCTTTATTATAATGAGCAGGGTGATTAACCATGTCTTCCTTTTTAGAACCACTTAAATACTTAACTGTGTCTTCTTCATTATCTACTTTACTTGCCATTCGTTTCATATACTCCATATGCCTTAACATTATGCATTGCCTTTAGTCTCTGCATCAAAAGACAATACCACAACATTGCCCTGTTTGTCAACAACTTTTCCTTTTTTCTTTTGAGGTGCATCTGTATACTCATCAAACTCAACAGCCTTATCTTCTAATTTCTTTCGTATATAATCATCTTCTTCCATAGCAGGAACAGATGAACAAATGACTTTACAGAAAGCAAGAAGTGAGTAGTAGTCATCATCATCTAGGGGATTATTTTTATCTGTTACAATACTCATATGAATCTCTCCTGTCCATACGTTATTCTCATCCATGTCAGGTCGGATTCCTATTACAAAATCTTCTGGCTTTATTTTACTTAGTATATTCTTCATTTGATTCTCCTAACTTTATTCCCCGCAAACTTAATAAATTTGGGATGTTTGTTTTTGCCTTTTTCTTTAAGCCAATCTTCAGGTATTATCCTGTCGTAGTATCTAAAACCATGTTTGTCACACCATTGACCATATGTAGATTTAGCACCTTTTCTTAGTTTACTTCTACTGTTAGTGAATACAAATCTGATATCTAAGTTAGGATGTTGTTTTTGTATAGCTAAATGCTTTCGTCTATCTATAGCTAGAAACCTACCTTTAGTTTCTATTATAATTCCGTTGTTTAGTATAAAGTCAGGAGTATAGGTGCGATAGGCTAGGTCTTCCCACTCTATCTTAATTGATTCATAATCGTAGTTATGTTTCAACTTAGTTAGGTAGAGTGAGATAGTATGCTCTAGCCCACTCCTATACCCATGCTTTATAGCATCTCTTCTTATCTTATGAGGAGACACCTAGAAGTTTCGCCAAGAAATAAATGGATTACTATACGAATAAGTATTTGTATACCCTAAGTTCTTTAGTTCTTCTTTGACTGCTTCATCAGCTGCTTTTCTAGCTTCCATAGCATCTCGCAAACCTGCTGTACGTAGTTCACGATATTCTTTCTTAGCTTCTGCTAGTTGCTTTTCCATTTCTTCAATGTTAGCTTTTAGTTCATCTATTGACTTACTCATGTTATTCTCCTTTCATTTTAACATATTGAACCATCTTAGGTTCTTTAGCCTGAGACATCTGTGCAGGTAATTCTCTAAGAGTCTCCCAACAAGATTGTCTATATGAACAAAATGTACAGTTTTTATTTAGAACCATATTACCTGTAGGTTTACCCCTAAAGGTTTCAGGTTCAGGTTCAAAGCACCGTACTAGCTTTTCCGATTCAACTGCCTTAAGAGTATTCCTTACTTTGTCAAGTTCTTTATCCATATCAATATTAGCAGGAACGTATTTAAACTGACCATTGGCTTTGTTTACAACCCACCAACCACCTGCTTTGTAGCCTGATGCTTTTGCATAACCTGCAAGCTGTCCGACATAACCAAAGCTATCTCCCGATGCTAACGATTCATATGAATCAAACTTATACTTGTAAGACCAATCAGATGCAGACTTAATATCATCAACTGCACCATCAACAACTAAATCGTATGAACCTGATATAGTAGTTTTTTCGTCAATTTCAAGGGCTACAGTGTCACTATCTTTGTAAGACACATTAGCTTCAGTTAGTAGTGCCTTGAATACAGACTCAACTATATCGCCAATCATCATGTTCATAACAAACGTAGTGGGTCTAGGTAACGCAGTCTCAGGTTTGTTCTTCTCAAACCATAACTGACAAGAAGGTCTGCCAATATTAGACATACGCAACTTAAACCCATCTCGTTTATTACCACCTGCAAACTGACGTTTGAGTGCTTCCTTTATTTCTTCGCCTACACGATTGATAGTCTCATCACTCATTGATGTCAATCCCTTAGAAGCATTTTCTAAGTACTGACTAATCGCCAATTCGCCACGGTGTTGCATTAGGCTACCTCTTCTTCAATATCTATGAAGTCATTAACTACAGAGTTGTCCTCTTCATCGTGGTGATTCGCCTTAGAATCCCATTCACTAATAATATAACTGTTGTAGTTTTCGACCCAAGCTAGAAAGTTAGCAAACATTTCTTGGTCTGTGTTAGATAAGTCAATGGTTTTAGACATATCTAAACTTGCAGTAGGAAGATAAAAACAATTACCATTCGGTAACTTCCTCTCCTCTGTACCAAGTGTCACATTATGCTGAACAGGTAGTCTCTTCATTTGAGATAACTTAGTAAAAGGCATAGCCATTATCTTGAAGGCATCCCTATTATCAATCTCCCATATGAATGGTTGACTGTCTATCTCAACTCCATTACCCTTTTCGTCTACAGGATTAATTAAGTCAACTAAACCAAATACAACACGAACTCTTTTTATCTGCTTAATAAGTTCC